CATCGAGGGCATCTTGCTGTCGAACCAGGCCAAGGTGGTCGGCGCAGCGGCTACAGCGCCGTTGTGTGCCGGGATCCTGGCGTGGTTGAAAACGAACGTCGCCAACGTGGTCGCGGGCGGGTCCAACCCGGTCGGCGACGGCAGCAACGGACGCACGGACGGCACCACACCGGTTGCCATCACCGAGGTCATGCTGAAAGCGGCGATGAAGAGCGTCTACACCAACAGCTCGGAAGACCTCGACGTGGTCATGGCCGGCGCCAGTAACAAGCAGGCGATCTCTGCTTTTACTGGGGGTGCCCAGAAAATGGTCGATGTCATGAAACAGGAGACTGTCGCCACGGTCGATGTTTATGTGGGTGACTCAGAAATGCGGCTTGCCGCGTAGGGGTCCTTCAGCGAGCAATCGCTGTCGAAGAACTGGGTGAAATCGGTGGATCTCCAGAAATGGACAATACCGAGCCAAGCCGCGCAAGCGGAAGGTGTATCGACTATCCCGCAAGGGAGTACGGCCAAGCGGCCGGAAGCGCCCAGCCCCCGGAAGGGGTGATGATATAGTCAGCTCTGCATGGCAACATGCAGCGGTCCCGCAAGGGACGCGGCAGGGACTAGCGAACCTGTTGGAACATATAGGTCCACACCGTGCGTATCATTCCGAACCGGTTTCAAAGGGTTCGGGATGTTTTCTTGTTAAACTGGTCATATTGGTCAGTCGATTGGCTCAGGCCAATCACCCAAGTACCTTTGGCGAAGACAGGCGATGCGGAAAAGCGTATGTTAATTGGCGAATACACGCTTGCCGCGAAAAATGAAGCATCATCGGCGTTGATTGCCGATCTTACCGCACCTTAAAGTTGTAGCGAGAGTTGCCGAGGTGAGCGGACGGGTACGCCGGCAGCGGCGTGGTCTTCCTCCCTCATTCGGTTGTTTTTGCTGACGTTGTCGAAGGGTGTCAGATATTGCAGGTTCCACGGCACGTGGAGCCCGCTGATCCGATACCCTTCGGCAGTCAACCCGCGCAATGGCACAATGTGATCGACGTGCATGTCCGCGGGGCAGGCTTTGAAGATTTCGTACAGTTCGTTAGCGTCTACCCAGGTTGGCATTTGCCGGTCTTGTCGCGATCGACGCATGGCGGTTTGTCCGCGTCTTATGTCAGGATTGGCTTTCTGCCACCGTTTTGATTGCTCGCGATTGTAGGCGCGAGCTTTATCGAGATTGGCTTGCCGCCAGCGGTACGCTTGTTCCCGGCCGGCGGCGCGGGTTTGCTCTGGGTTTTTTTGACGGTGCCGTCGTGCCCAAATGCGATTGTAGGTTCGGCGAACTACCTTGGTTGTTTGTTTCCAGCCGCGCTTGTATTCGCGCACTTTGTCTTTGTTTTCTGCGGCGTACTGGCGTTGGTAGGCGAGCTTGCGCTCTCGGTTTTCGAGATATCGTCGCCTGTCATATTCGCGCTTGGCGCGTCGCTTGTTGGCATCGTCAGGGGGGACGGTGGGGCCGGTCATTCTAGCGGCTCTGTAAGCTGAAGGAGGAGGCGCCCGACCGTGAGGCCGAGCGCCCGCCGGCTACGGGCTACGCGCGATCTTGATCTTTATGATCAGGAGCACGATTATCCGTAGTCGGAGGCGATGTTGTGGCATCGCTTCCTCCTCGAGATGCCGGGTGCTTACCCACCCGGCTTAGGCGCCGGTCAGCCCATCTGGCCGGCGTCTGCATTTTAGCAGGCGTCTCTTTTGAGGCGCCTTTTTCTTTGGGCGCCGACATGACGCAATTCTACCTCGATCACGACCCGCTCACCGGCATGGTCGAGACATTCGAGCACGACGAGCTGACCGGCATCAGCACGATCCACCGCCGGGCGGATGTCGGCCCGATCATCGAAACCAACAAGCGGCTGCAGACGGCGGATGGTTTCACCGGCTGGACCGGCCCGGAGAAGGACATGCGCCTGGCAGCGCGCATTCCGATCGAAGTGGTGAATTTGTGGCGGCAACTCTACGGCATTGACGCGATGCGGGCCGAGCACGGCCAGGCGGTCTTGCGGCTGCTCAATTCGAGCGAGTGGCGCTACCTGCGCACCAACACCTCCAACCTGTAGGCATTTATGGCTCTTGACTCTTACTCGGCTCTCCAAACGGCGGTGCTCGATTGGCTGGCGCGTCCGGGCGACGCCTTGGTGGCGCCGTTCGTGCCGGACATGATCGTGCTGGCCGAGAGCGAATTGCGCCGTCGTCTCCGCGTCGGCGAGGCCGAAGCGCGCGCCTTCCAGGTGGTCAACACCGCCGCCGTGGCCTTGCCGGCCGAGTGCCGTCAGATCCGGCTGCTCACCGTCGACAGCGGCGACGAGGTCCAATATGTGCCTCCGCCCGAGCTGCCCGGCGGCAGCGGGCCGCGCTACAAATACACGCTCTTCGGTGCCGAGCTGCGCCTCGGCCCGGCCCCCAGCGGTAACCTCACCCTCGACATGATCTACCAGACCGGCTTGCCGCCGCTGAGCGACGCCGAGCCGACCAATTGGCTCCTCGCCGCGCACCCCGACGCCTACCTATACTCCACGCTGATCGCCGCTGAAGCCTTCATCGGCCACGACGAGCGCATCGCGCTGTGGACGCAAGCGGCGGCGCAGGCAATCGCCAGCATCGAGGCCGCCGACCGTAAGGCGCGCTGGCCCGGCGGATTGCAGATCCGGGTTGACGGCATCACCGCCACCCGCAGCACCTCGCCGGCTTGGGTGGCCGAGCCGGTCACGCTGGCGATGGCCGGCTGGACCCGCCGCTGATGCCCGTGGCCCCGTGGCCCGAGTGGTTGCCCGATCAGGCCGATTTCGGCAGCAAAGGCTCGCCGCTGATCAAGAATTGCGTACCGCTGACGGCTGGCTCCTACGGCCCGATGCCGACCGCGGTGCCGCTTAGCACCAACACGCTCGACGCCCGCTGCCAGGGCTCCTATTCGGTGAAGGCGCCGGACGGCAGCATCAGCATCTACGCCGGCGACCACACCAAGCTCTACCGCATGACGTCCGGCAGCCTGACCCTGGCGGACGCCTCGCGCACCACCGGCGGCGCCTACAACACGCCGGCCGGCGGCTTCTGGGCGATGACCAGCTTCGGCACCCGCATCGTCGCTACCAACGGCATCGACCCGCCGCAGACCCTGTTGCTGCCGGCCGACACGCATTTCAGCCTGCTCTCCGCCGGAGCCCCGATCGCCAAATACTGCGCGGTGGTGAAGGACTTTCTGTTTCTCGGCAACACCACCGACCCGGTCAGCGGCGCGGTGCCGTACCGGGCCTGGTGGTCGTCGATCAACGACGCCACGGGGTGGCCGACGGCAGGGACGGGGCCGGCGATAAGTGTCCAGAGCGATTACAATGAGTTAGTGCAGACCGATCTCGGCAATGTCACCGGCCTGGTCGGCGGTTTCGCCACCGGCGCCGATGTCATCATTTTTATGGAACGGGGCATCTACACCGGCAACTATACCGGACCGCCACTCATATTCTCATTCCGTGTCGCCGCCGGAGCCAGCGGCACCGTTTCACCGCTGTCGATCGTCAACAGCTACGCCCGTACCCAGGCCGGGAACATTCAGCCGGTCGTGTATTATTTGTCGGGCGACGGGTTTGCCGCCTTTGACGGCAGCACCAGCTTTCCGATCGGCGCGCAGAAATTCGACCGGACGTTCTATAAGCTGGTTGATCCGGCTTATATCTCACGGGTCCAGGGCACCAACGACCCGCGCACCCGCAGCATCCTGTGGGCGTTCCCCTCGATCGGCAGCGGCGGCATTCTCAACCGGGTGCTGGTCTACAATTGGGAATTGAGCCGCGCCTCGCTGGTCGAGCTTGACGATCCAGCGCAGCATATCGAGTACCTCACTAACAGCATGTTCGGCACCGGTTACACCCTGGACGGCATCGACGCCTTCGGCAATCTCGACACCATCCAGCCATCGTTTGACGACCCGTTTTGGGCCGGGAATGCCAGCGCGCAACTCAGCCTGTTCCACCGCGACCACCGGCTCAATATCGGCGGCGGCGCGGCGATGGCGCCTACCCTGGAGACGGCCGAGTTGCAGCCGGCACCCGGGCGGCGCGCCTGGGTCGATCTGGTCCGGCCGCTGATCGATGCCGGAGTCGCCACCGTAGCGGTCGGACACCGCGAGCGCTTGCAGGACCCGGTGATCTGGGAGCCGGCGGTCCCGACCAATGTCCTCGGCGAGTGCCCGCAGCGTTGCACCGGGCGCTATGTCCGCTTCCGCATGGCCATGCCGGCGGCGCAGGAATTTCGCCATTTGCAGGGCGCAGATTTTCAAATGGGACCCGAAGGTAGGCTGCGGTAGCGTTCTTGAACAGGCTCAGTAATGGCGCGCTCTATTGTCCACCCTCTGCGTAATCGTCGCGAAAAATTACTCAGTGACATGCCGAGGCGCGCCGACCATTCGGTGAGGTTCATGGTTTCGCCGGCATAAGTTATGAACCGAGGCTGCCGGCTGTTTTGTGACTGCTCTTTTGGTGTTGCCCATCGGCAATTACCGGGTTCGTAGTTACCGTTGTTATCGATGCGGTCGAGAGTTTTCCCTACGGGGCGCTCGCCCATGTCGGCAAAAAAGTTAGTAAACTCATGCCATTGTTGACACACCGTGATACCTCGGCCGCCGCAATTTTTGTAGCTGATATTGTTCGGCTGGTAACAGCGTTTCATCATAGATTGCCACGTTCCATATGTTTTGGTGGCGTATTGCCCATGCTTAACCCTGCGCGCAAACTCGGAACGCAAGCATCCACAGGAACGAGTGATACGCTTTCCATAGACCGGATCGTAACTGCCGTTAATCAGCATCGAGCTGCCGACTATTGTTGTCTTTCCGCAGGAGCACTGACACTGCCACATAGTCCTGTGTCCCCGGTTTGGGGCACGAAAGAGCACTGTGAGCCGGCCGAATTGACGTCCCGTGAGGTTGACGAGAATGCCTCGTCGATTGCCAGTATTAGTCATTTGCAGAGTATAGCATATCCGCGGCCGGAAGGGATGCTGCGCTGATGGCCTTTCACAGCGACAAGACCGCAACCTTTGTCACCCCGGTCCAGCCGGACCAGCCGCCGTCCGGCACTGCCGCCTGGCTGCGCGAGATGGCGCGCGGCTCGAACAGCGTCAACGGCGGCCTCGTCGCCGAGCAGCAGGCGCGGATTGCCGGCGACAATTTTCTGCAGAGTGAAATCGACGCATTGACCGGGGGCACCGGCGTTGTCGGGCCGCCTGGCCCGCCGGGACCAACCGGACCCTCCGGCCCGCCGGGCGCCACCGGCCCGCAAGGCCCGAATATCGTCACCGCCGATACGCCGCCAGCATCTCCTGCCATTGGCAGCGGCTGGTGGGACAGCGTCGGCGGCCAACTCTATATCTGGTTCAACGACGGCACCTCAAGCCAGTGGGTGCCTTCGGCCAATCAGCCGGGGCCGCCTGGTCCCGCCGGGCCTATCGGCGCTGCCTCGACTGTGCCGGGGCCGCCAGGGGCGACTGGCCCATCCGGGGCTCCGGGCGCAACCGGCGCAACCGGACCTGCGGGCGCAACCGGCGCAACCGGACCTGCGGGCGCAACCGGCGCAACCGGTGCGGCCGGCTCGGCCAATATGTCGGGCATGGTGGCGGGCCAGATCCCGATCGCCGCCAGCGCCACCTCCGTCACATCCAGCGCGATGGCGTGGGACGCCGTTAATAATCGGTTGGGCATCGGCCCGGCAACGCCGCTGGCCAAGCTCCATGTCACCGATGCCGACAACCCGACAATCGGGCTGTGGGCCGGCGTCACCAAGGGGGTGAGGATCGGCGCTAGCTCGGGTGGCGGCTCGATCGACGGGGTGGATAATACCGGGGTCGGCAGCTTCCAGCCGCTCGCGATCGGCGGCTCACAAGTGTCATTCTGGCCTGCCGGGGCTGAGGCGATGCGGATCACCTCGGGCGGCAATGTCGGCATCGCCACGACCGCGCCGGGCGAGAAGCTGACGGTCAACGGCGGGGTGAGGATTACCGGGCTGATTACCGGCGCAGCAGCGGCCAGTTTTGGCGCGATCGACTATTATGCGGCCGGCAACGTCTTCCGGCTTCTTGCTTACGGGCCGAATACGTCGACGACGGGCGGATTCAGTTTCACCGGGTTGAGTTCCGATGGGACCAGCGCCGCCACATCGCCTTTGACGATGGTCGGCAATACGGTGGGCGTCGGCAATACATCGCCCGGCACGGCCGGTGGGTTATTGGTTGGCAATCCAACTGGGGGCGCGAAAGGCGGCGGCACCATAAACGCCAACACCGTGTACGGGAATAATGTCGTTCTCACCAGCGACGCGGATCTGAAAACCGATATCGAGCCGCTGACGCAGGCATTGCCGTTGGTGTCAGCGATCGAGCCGAAATCCTTCAGGTGGAAGGAACTGGAAGACCCCGACGCGCAGCCGCCGGATTTCACCGACAAGATCAACCGGGGATTCCTCGCTCGGGACGTGTTCGAGACGATGGGCGGCGACGTGACCGGCGTCGATTTGGGCGGCATGGTGGCGGTCTTGTGGCAGGCGGTACGCGAGTTGACCGATCGCGTGGCGGAACTTGAGGGCGATAAGCCGTTCCATGCTTGACTTTCCGTCCTCGCCCGCTGTCAACCAAGTGTTTACCTCGGGCGCGCTAGCCTGGCGCTACGACGGCACCAAGTGGGCGGCCGGCGGCTCGGGCACGACCTCGCCGGTGAGCGTCGTCAACAACGCTGCGCTGAAGGCATTGCCGGGCGCCGCCAACATGCGGGTCGCGCGTCTCGGCTTTACCGCAGCCGGCGACGGCGGCTATGCCGAATACTCCTGGTCCGGCTCCAATTGTCCGGTTCCTGACGACGGCGCGCAGGTGCAGCCGACCGGCGTCACCGGTTGCTGGGTCGCGGATTTCGCCGCGGTGCAGCCGACGCCGAAAATCTGGGGTGCCACCGGCGATGGCGCGACCGACGACAGCCTGGCGGTCAAGACGGCGCTGACCGCAATGGCCGGCAAGACCCTCTACCAAGGAAACAACAGCTATTATCTTGGTCCGGCCGGCGGCGCGGTATTGATCATACCGACCGCGACAACGCTCAAGGGCTCGTTCAGCCGGGCCGGCATGGTGGCGCCGTCGCATTCGGTGCGCAGCACGGACCCGCCGAGGCCGGACACGCAGGTGATCCCCTACACCAGCTACCCGGCATTCCGGCTATCCTCTGCGGTCGGAATCAACATGGGCAGTGCCGCGGCGATCGACGGGGTGATGATCTACCGGGCCGGCATGGTCTTTCCGGCGCCGGGCGAGTCGGGTTTCGCCGGCACCGTGCTCAACATTGCCGGCGACAACGTCACCATCCGCAACAGCCTGATCATGGGTTTCGCCCAGGCAATTTACTCGGACGGGTTCAGCCGCGGCACCATTGCCGACATGTCCTTCGACAACAAAAACAACATCTACATCGGCCACTCGACCGACACCTGGCAGATCTCGCATATCCACGCCTGGCCGTTCGCCTCCGATGGGCCGAGCATGGCGGCGGCCAACTGGACCCGCACCGGAGCCAATTTCAAGATAGCGTCGTCTAACGACTGGACGATGGTCTCGCACTACCTCGCTTGGGGTTACACCAAGCAATTCGTCTTCGAGAATGCGTCCGGCGTCACCTGCATGGACTGCGATGCCGACAATAGCGGCGTCAGCGGCTCGCACGGCTTTGAGATGACCGGCACGGCTGCCGACGCCTCCGTGATCCTGATCAGCCCGAAAGCCTACAACAACGATGTCGGCATTTACCGCAACGATACCGGCGGCACTGGCGCCTCGCTGAAGATTACCGGCGCCGACATTGCCGGCAGCCAGGTCGCCGGCATCTATCTCGACGGCACCTCCGGCGTGACGCAGCTCTACAACTCGCAGGTCAGTGCCAACATCTCCGGCATCACGATCGCGACCGGCGCCAGCATCCTCGACATGGACGGCAATATCATGATCGGCAACGGCGCGCCGTACCCGATCAATGCGCTGGCCGCGACCGACAACGTGATCATCGGCCCGATGAACCGCTTCGGCCTCAACAGCACGACCGGAGTGAAGGCGGCCGGGCCGAATGTGGTCACGCACGCCGTCTCGGTATCCAGCGGGACCGTGGCATTGCCGCCGGTCGGCACTATCTTCGCGCTCACCGTCGGCGGCACTTTCGGCAATCTGACCGGCGGCTGGAGTGGCCGGCAGATCACGCTGCTGTTCTATGCCACCGCCACGGCGCAATCGACGGCCGGCGGCGGCACCACAGACCAGATGCAACTGCGCGGCCTGACCAATTACGCCGCCGCGGTGGGGGCGACGCTGACGCTGTTGCATACCGGCAACGGCACCTGGATCGAGGTGGCGCGGCAATGACGCTGACCGTGTGGGACCCTTCGACAAGCTCAGGGCAGGCTGAGCCGCGGCCGAGGGTAAAGCTGCACCTGCCGCGGGTCGAGGTGCGCCTGCCGCGGATCGACGAGGTCGGCGACAAGTGGAACCAGATTGCGCCGCTGCTGGCAAAGGCGACCCGGCGCACCGGCTGCTATGAGCCGATCGATCTGCTCGCGATGGCGATGCGCGGCCAGGTCGGCATCTGGGTCTGCGAGGTCGCCGGCACGATCCGGGCCGCGATCGTCACCGAGGTTAAGCAGTATCCACGCCGCCGCATCCTCGAAGTCATGTTTCTCGGCGGCATCGAGATGAGCGAGTGGCTCGACGACGCGCTCGACGCGCTCACCTCGCACGCCAAGCAGACCGGCTGCGAGCATCTCGCGACCTCCGGGCGGCGGAGCTGGATGCGCATTCTCGGGGCCAAGCCGACCGGCGACATCATCATGACGCGCGGGCTGAAGGATTAGATCATGTCGGGTGGCAAGGGCACGCAGCAGACCGGCTCGGCGACGACGAGCCAGACCAACCCGCTGGCGAAATACGTCACGGGCGCGGCTGATTACCTGACGCCGTATGCGCAAGACCCGAACCGTCCCTACACGGCGGCGCCGAACCCGCTGCAGACCGCCGGCTACCAGAACCTTGCCGATACCGGAGCCAATCTCGGCGGCTGGCCTATGGCCAGGCAATACGACGCCTACGGCAACCTGATCACCGGCGGCGGCCAGAGCCCCGCCATGCCCGGCTATGCCACTCTAGCTGCCGGCGGCAGCGGGCCGCAGCAGAGCTTGGATCAAGTCGTTAACAACTCTTACAACGCCGCGCGAGGATTTGCCGACCCGGCTGCCGATTACGGCAATCGGGCAGCGTCT